CTACCGTGTGGCACTGAACCCGAATATCCGGGTAATTATCGTGTCGAAGACCCAGGCGATGGCCCGGAAGTTTTTGTACGCGGTAAAGCAGAGACTGACCCATCCGAGGTTTGCTGAGATGCACGCCTCCTATGCACCCCCTGGTGGTTTTGAGTCTTCCGATGCGTCATGGACACAGGATTTGATTTATGTGTCCAGTGAGGGTCGGGACTCTGGGGAGAAAGACCCCACCATTCAGAGCCTGGGTATCCGAGGCCATATTTATGGTGCTCGTGCTGACTTGATTATTCTTGATGACTGTGTTGACTTAACGAACGCCCATGAGTATGAGAAGCAGATTGACTGGCTTCAAGCTGAGGTTATGTCTCGCCTGTCGGCTCATGGTCGTTTGCTGGTGGTGGGTACTCGTCTTGCGGGTAAGGACTTGTATAACGAGTTGCGGGAGCCGTCGCGGTATCCTGATGAGGTTTCTCCGTGGTCGTACTTGTCCATGCCGGCGGTTCTTGAGTTCGCTGACGATGTGAATGATTGGGTGACGTTGTGGCCTAGGGCTGACGTCGCTGATGCTGGCGTGAAGAACGAGTTGTGTGACGCCGATGGCTTATTCCCTAAATGGGATGGGCCACGGTTGGCAAAGAAACGTGCGCGAGTGTCGCCTAAGACGTGGGCGATGGTCTACATGCAGCAACAGGTGAGTGAAGATTCAATTTTCCACCCTGATGCTGTGCGTGGAGCAATTAATGGGAACCGTCTGGCCGGCTTGATGCCTAGGGGCATGGTGAACTGTCGCCCTGAGGGCATGGATGGTTTGATTGTGCTGGCTGGGCTTGACCCGGCGATGGCTGGGCATACCGCTGCGGTGGTTATTGGCCTTGATCCGAACACTCAGAAGCGTTACATTCTTGATATTTCTAATAAGGCGGGTATGACGCCCGATGGCATCCGGTCACTGATTAAAGACTGGACGTTGAAGTATGGCATTGTTGAGTGGCGGGTAGAGAAGAACGCTTTCCAGTCGATGCTGACCCAGGATCGTGAGGTTCGTGAGTTCCTTGCGGGTACGGGCGCAATACTGAGAGAGCATTTTACTGGTTCTAATAAGCATGATGTTGATTTCGGTGTTGCTTCTCTTTCTGTTTTGTTTCAAGGTTGGCAAGATAAGAACCAGTTGATTGACCTGCCTTCTACGCATTCTTCTGAAGGCACGAAGGCTTTGGTGGAACAACTGGTGACGTGGCATCCTGCCGCACCGAAGACACAGAAGACTGACTGCGTGATGGCGTTGTGGTTTACTGAGTTGGGTTGCCGTGACCGTGTTCAATCATGGTCGTCCTATGGCCGTTCTCATGTTCGTAATCCTTTCGCTACTCGCTGGGATCAGTCCCAACGCATGGTTGTTGATTTGAATGATGTTGACCGCGATACCATGTATGCGGCATTTTAAGGAGTGTACATGGCTAACATTGGTACTTTAACTTCACAGTATCAGCGCCTGAAGATGGTAAACGCTGAACGCGACCAGCGTATGCGTGACATTAAAATGGTGCGTTCGGGTAACATGGGTCTTGTTTTTCCTGAGCTGTTCCCTGAGGATGGGCCTTTCACGAAGCCTATCGTAGCCAACATGGTAGATGTTGCGGCACGAGACTTGTCTGAAGTTATTGCTCCTTTGCCTTCTTTTAACTGCTCTTCTTCAACAATGGTGTCAGATCGTGCTCGTTCTTTTGCTGAGAAGCGTACGCGGATTGCATCGAACTATGTGGTGTACTCGCAAACGCAGAAGCAGATGTACTCTGCCGCTGACTGGTTTGTTACTTACGGTTTTGTTCCTGGTCTGATTGAGATTGACTGGGACGAGAAGATGCCGCGTATCAAGTGGCTTGACCCTATGGGTTGCTACATCGTGCGCGACCGCCGTGACCGGGTTCAGTGCCTGTATCAGACAATCAACTACCATATTGATGACCTGATGGCGCGTTTCCCCGAACTATCTTCGGTGATTGAAAGTTATGCGGTAGGCGGACAGCAACGCATTGAGGTTGTTCGTTACCACGACAAAGACTCTGATGTACTGTTCCTGCCTGGTGAGAGTGGAACGGTGTTGATGCAGACACCTAACCTTGTGGGCAAGGTGCTTGCGGTTGAGGTTCGCCGGCCTGGCATTTCTGATGAAGCCCGTGGACAGTTCGATGACGTGATCGCGGTACAGGTGGCTAAGGCACGCTTTGCGCTGCTAAGCCTTGAGGCTGCACAGAAGTCTGTTCAGGCACCGATTGCGTTGCCGCAGGATGTGCAAGAGTTGTCGATGGGTGCTGATGCGGTTCTTCGGTCTTCAACACCGGAGAAGATTCGCCGTATTCCGCTAGACATTCCTGCTGCTGCTTTCCAAGAGCAGGGCATTCTTGACAACGAACTACGCCAGGGTTCACGTTACCCTGAGGTTCGTGGCGGCAACCTTGATGCTTCCATTGTTACTGGCCGTGGCGTTCAGGCTTTGATGTCTGGGTTTGATACACAGGTTCGCACCGCTCACGCCATGTTCGCGGACGCTTTTACTTTCTTGATCGAAACATGCTTCCTTGTTGAGGAAGCCCTATGGCCGTCGTTCCGCAAAACAATTCGCGGTAACGACAATGGTACTCCGTATGAGGTAACGTACACGCCGGAAAAAGACATCAAGGGTGACTATTCGGTTGACGTTCAATACGGTTTGATGGCGGGTCTTGACCCTAACCGTGCGTTGGTGTTTGGGTTGCAGGCTCGTGGTGATCGCCTGATTTCTCAGGACTGGTTGCGTAGGCAGCTGCCATTCTCGCTGAATGCTAGCGAGGAAGAACAAAAGCTTGACATTGAAGATATGCGTCAAGCGTTACGTCAAGCAGTGGCTGGCTACGCGCAGGCGATCCCCGTTCTTGCACAATCTGGTCAAGACCCCGGCGAGATCCTTAGCAGACTTGCCATGATTATTGAGGGTCGACAAAAGGGTAGGCCTATTGAAGAAGTTATTCAAGAAGCCTTCACCCCACCCGAGCCTCCCCCCGGCATGGTTGAGCCACCTGTTGACGGCACCCCCCCCATTTCTGGTGCGCCCGGTGAGTCTCCTATGCCGGGGGGTCAGGAAGACCTCACCGGTATTAATGACGCCGGTAGGCTTACGGGCGTCGCGCCTGGTCAGGCTGGTCTGCCGCCGGGTGGGCGACCTGACCTTAATGTTTTGCTTGCTGGTCTTACTCAAGGCGGCGAAGCAAATTTGCAATCTAATGTTTCTCGTCGCGTTCCAATGGCCTAGGAGATTATATGAAGAAGCCAGCAAACCAGGGCGGCAAGGCACCTGCCTACGTTCAGCCCCCGAACTCTAACGAGGCTAACGTGCCATCAACGGCTAACCTGCCTTACCAGTACAACTCAACTGACAACGCATGGGCAAACCACATGGCCGCGAAGCAGCCCGGTGGTACTCGCGGTTCGTCGAAGGGTGCCTCTTAATGTGTAATTTTTGTGGATGTGAGTCTAAGTCAACTGGTTATGGCGGCTCTAAAAAGGGCGGCAAGTAATGTACGGCAAGAAGCCTTCTACTGGTAAGAAGCCGGCTCGCCGGTCACAGACTATTATTCCTCCTCGTGGGCGGGATAAGACTAAGCCTGGAACTACTACTGCATCTGCAAATAAATTAAAAAAATCTCGGTCAAGGGGTAGCAAGTAATGCCAAACGTTAACGGTAAAAAGTTTCCGTACACCGCAGCAGGCAAAGCCGCAGCAAAAAAGAGCACTGCCAAGAAAACTAGCACAATGAAAAAGAAACCTTCCATGATGGTTAAGAAGCGTGGCCGCTAAGAAACCGTTTTGGGATACGCCTTCCCCGCGTTCAAAGTCACGACCACTGACTGCCTCTGAAAAAGCTAAGGCAAAACAACGTGCAAAGAATGCGGGGAGGCGTTACCCCAACCTTGTGGATAACGCTGCTGTTCGCAGAAAGAAAAAATAATGCCTGCTAGTAAACCTAAACCGAAGTTGACTGTTGAGCAGAAGTATCGTCAGTTAAAGCGTCAGACTGAGGCTGCCGGTATGACCGTTAGTGAACGTGATGGTAAGATTGTGGTTTCTCGCAAACGATCCCGTTAGGAGTTTTGCATATGGACGAAAGCGTAGTTGAAGAGGTTGAGGAATCTGAGGTTGCCGCTTCTGCGCCTTGGTACAACAACGATACTGTGTCGTCGTCTTTGATGTTTGCTTCTTTGCTTGCTGATGCCGCGTCGAAACATTTTGCTGCTCTTGCGACGCTTGCTGCCGGCCAGTCTGCTTTGGACTGGGGCGCAGCTGAGAAAAAAGATTTTATTGAATTAACTTTGGGTGACATTAGTGGAATTAAGGAAGCGGGTGGGGCGAATGACTGAGCAGCCTATGCAAGGTGGCTATCGTCGTCCGTCTAACCCTGCCCCCGTTTCTGGGCCTGGTGCAATGTCGCAGCGTACCGATGGTCGACAAGGCGCACGGTATATGTCTGGTGGCGAGTATGGCGAGGGTCAGGAGATGATGGACTTGCAGACCTCTGCTCCCATGTCGAAGACCCGTACCCCCATGCCGCGAGCACAGCGCCCCTCTAGGGGTTCTTCTGCCGGTTCTGGTGGTGCTGGTGTAACTTCCCTATTCTCGCCCTCTGAGCGCCCTGACGAGCCTGTAACGGCTGGTATGCCGTTTGGTGCTGGGGCTAACATTAGCAATTCACAACCTACTCCTTCTCGTGGCAGGTTAACGGCCACTCTTGAAAAAATTGCTCAATACGACCAGTCTGAGCAGCTACAATATTTTTATATGCTTGCTAAGAGCAGGGGCTGGTAGTGGTTAACTTCAGCGCTGATCGGCTAGAACAAAAAATACTTGATGAGCAAAAGCGCAACATTAATTCTGCTTTAGCGCAAAGAGCAGAATTTTTTACTGTTGATCGCGTTCAACGCGATATCACAAATTTTGAAACTGAACAACAAGTTGCCGCCCAAACAAGGCAGATTACAGATTTTACACAGTCTAACTTTACTGATGTTAATCGAAGCCCTCTCGCTGATTTTGACTTCTCTGGCCCCTCCGTTTATCGGCGGACATTTGAAGATGTTGCTGAGGAATCAAGAGACGAATACTATGCGCGTACTTTGTCGTATAAGCCACCCGTGCCGTTTGGTACTGTCGGCCCCACCAGCCTCGTCGAGGCCCACAGCAGTCCCCTAAGCCCTCGCGCTCGCAGTGCACTTGCCCGTATCCAAAGAAAAAATGCGCTTAATCTTCTGGCAACATCTTCTCCCGAAACGTTAGAGTCTTTTCCTGGCTTAACAAAAATTATTGGCAGCGTTCCAGACTTAACAGAAGAAGATGCCCGGAACCTTATTAACTTAAACTCAATGGAAGTGG